ACTCGTATTGCAGCAAACTACTTCCGCCTTTCAGATCTACAAGTACAGATGTACAACGGCGCGGACATGTACATCACCTATGGTTTCCTCCCATTCATTATTGAATTGGATGAGGAAGAGCAACAGCCGCGTATCCGATTAGAAAATCCAGTGGGAGCCTATCCCGAGTTTGATCGCTATGGACGATGCGTTGCCTTTGCGAAACGTTACTCAATGACACTTGGCGAACTTGTCGCCATGTTCCCTGAGCATGAGTTTGCTCTGCTTGGTAAGTTGGGTTACAAGCAAGATCTCAATGGCATGATTGAAATGATTCGTTACTACGATAAAGATCAATCTGTCTTGTACTTGCCTTCACGTAACAACATGCTTCTATCTCACGCTAAAAATCCGCTGGGTAAGATGAATGTTATTATTGCGAAGCGTCCTAGCGTAGACGGTGAATTACGTGGACAATTTGATGACGTACTTGGTATTCAGTTGCTTCGCAACCGTTTTGCATTACTTGCAATGGAAGCAGCAGAGAAGTCAGTACAGGCTCCAATTGTTTTACCACAAGATGTTCAAGAACTACAGTTGGGTGGCGATGCGGTTATCCGTACTGCCAACCCTGCAGGTGTTCGTCGTGTTGAACTATCTCTACCACAAGGTGCATTCACTGAGTCACAACTTCTTAACGAAGAACTCCGTGTTGGTGCCCGCTACCCTGAGTCACGTACAGGTAACGTAAATGCAAGTGTCGTCACAGGACAGGGTGTACAGGCACTACTAGGCGCATTTGATACTCAAATCAAATCCGCACAAGCAATCTTCCAGACAGCACTCCGTGATGTAATCGGACTGTGTTTTGAGATTGATGAAAAACTTTTTAATGTTGAGAAAACTATTCGTGGCACTGATGCTGGATCACCGTATCAAGTCACCTATCTTCCATCTAAAGACATCAAGGGTGACTACTCTGCTGATGTACGTTATGGAATGCTCGCTGGGCTTAACCCAGCACAGGGTCTTATCTTTATGTTGCAAGCACTTGGTGGCGGACTTATTTCCAAAGACATGGCTATGCGAGAACTACCTTTCAATGTGAACGTCACTCTTGAACAAGAGAAGATTGAAATTGAAAAGATGCGCGATGCGCTATTAGGTTCACTCGCTGCTTACACGCAAGCCATTCCACAAATGGCAACACAAGGACAAGATCCTACGGAGATTGTACGCAAGATTGCTGAAGTAATCTCTAAGCGTCAAAAGGGAACTGTTATTGAAGACGCTATTCAAGAAGTCTTCGCTGCTCCTAAGCCTCCTGTTGGTGCACAACCTTCAGTTGAGCAGCCTGTCCCGACTGCTCCTGGTGCACCAGCAGAAGGTCTACCACCACAAGGTGGACAACCACCAGAGCAAGGTGGAGTACAACTACCACCAGCACAAAAGCCTGAACTTCAAACATTGCTATCTACCCTTACGGGTGCAGGCGCGGCTCGTAGCAGCGCACGTGTAACACAACGTAGAACGGTTTAATAGAAAGGGACGACCATGGCAACTCCTCGCAAGAAGAAAGCCGTGCAACGCAAAGTAAGAACTGTTGCGGATGAGTCCTATAGCAAGTTAGACATGTACTGCATTTGGCTTCAAGAGTTCTACACATCACTCATGAAGGCTGGATTTAAAGAACATATAGCCCGATCTATCATAGTTGATAGAGAGGCTTACCCAGACTGGGTCGAATGGCGTTTGCCAACTGACTTAGACATTGAAAAGTATTTAGATGAGGAGGAAGACTAATGGCAGAACAAGGCGGTTATCGTCAGCCAAATAATCCTGCTCCTGTATCTGGACCAGGTGCGCTATCGCAGCGCACAGACGGTGGTGCTACTGAAGGTATGAGCAAGCCTCAGCCTAAGCAGGACTACACAGGCTTTGCTTATGGACAGAATAAAGGTCTTGCAGACCAGCAGTCTGGTGCAGACCTAGCGGGTACTGGTATTCCCAGCATGCCCGCTCCTGTTATTCCACTGAATGCACCAACACAAATGCCCGATGTACCAATTGAAAATGGTCTTCCAATGGGTCCAGGTGCTGGACCAGAGGCTGTGCAACGCCCTAATCAGGCTCCTACTTTAATTGACACCCTTCGTCATCTTGCAACGTTTGATCCTTCAGGGGACGCAGAACTTGCTTACCGACACATTACTGATGGCAATGGCTGATGCAACCAATAGCACCAGTTGTTGCTGAGACTTCACCTAACCTTTTTGCTGCCGCTAAGAGTGCCAACCTTAACCCTATGCAGGTTAATCAGGTTGAGCAAATGTCTTATGCAATTGACCAGCACAAAAAACTGCTTGCAATGGATCCTAATAGTGCGCGTGACGCGTACGGTAAATTAGATCCTAATGTTCAGAGTGGTCTAAAGTTTTTATTCAAAGATGCAGACTATCTAAAGACTGCGCCTACTGCTGGCAATGAAGCATGGGGTGCAATTAAAACTGTTGGCAAGGTTCTTGCCAGCCCTATTATTGGTATTTTTAAAATTGCTGGTGCTTACAACAAAGTCATCAACACACCATACTTAGTAGCACGTGAAGTTGCACAAGGCGATGGTTCAGTCTTTAACAAGAAAGTCTGGAGCAAGGCTTGGGATGGTCGTAATATCTACGACGATGGTGCTCTTAAAAAGGCTACAGATTTTTATGGTGCTAATGATGTCGAAGTTGCTAAGGGCTTGCTTGCAGGCAAGACCCCAGGTGAAATCCTTCAGGCTCACGGTGGCATAGATGCTGGCATTATGGGATCAATCCAGAAAGCATTTAATGATCCTACAAAATTTAAGCAAACAATGGATGACGTTAAGTTTGCACAGGTATCATTTGGTCGCGACGTTGTTCGCGCTTTAGATGACAAGCCATCTACTGGTAGTGCATACATGCACCACGCTAACAGTGGGGATAAGTTCTTCTCTGGTGCTGCTGATGCTGCTTATCAGATTCTAATTGACCCGCTTACATGGGCAACAGGTGGCGGAGACAAAGCAGCAATGCTTGGCGAGCGCCTTACTAAGACTCTTGAAGAAGTTTCTAAGACACACGGCACAGCCGCTGGTGTAGAAGCAGTCTTTACTGAACCTCGCGTTCAGACATTGTGGCAAGATCAACTTGGTCCAATGATTCAGAAGTATGCACGTGGTACAACTAACATTGATGCACCTGCTAAGGTAACTGCTGCACAACAGGCTGCTACATTTCGTGAAATATCTCAGACATTTCCTGGCATGGCTAACCGCGAGACTATTGATCTGCTCGCAAAGAACCGTGTTTACGATGCAAAGTCTGCACAAAAGTTTTTTTCTAATGCCGAAAACACACACCTACTTACATCTGGTCGTGTTGATGGCGTAACCTTTGCACGCAATGGCGTTGCCGTAGCAAAGACACACCGCAATTATGCAGAAGGCATAATGACTTACCTTGATAGCGTGTTTAACGCTACAACTTCTAAGTCATTAGGCAAACTATCTACAACTGGTCGCACGCTTGAAGACGTAAATGCTAAAGGTGCTGAGATTTACAAAGCCATGATTAAAACTGGCGAGAATCTTGACAGCATTAGCGGATATAACCCTGCACTTCTTGACACAATCAATGAACAAGTAGGAGAGATTAGCAAACTAAAGCAGTTTGGTTACTCAATCGGCAAACAGGCTGCACGTTCTCCTGCTGGTCTAGAGATTTATGTAGGCAGTGGTGCTAACAAGACAGCAAACAACTTCAACCTTGTTGCTCGTCAGTTACTTCCTCGCGACTTTGCTGACTATATGACTACACGCTTCCTTGCTGAGCCTGCTGAAGGACAAGTTGTAATGCTTCGCAACCTATATGCGGGCATCATGATGAAGTTTGGCATGACTGGTGAAGTTAAGGGTACAGAATTGATGGATAACATCCTTCGTACCAAGTTTGGTGGACAAGCAGGTTTTGCTACCATGGAAGAAACAGGAGTGCCTGAGCACTTTGTTAATTACATGGAGAAACACAGCCTAAAGTTGGTAAACAACCAACTATTGCTACAAACTGAGAACGCTATTCAGCCTTATCACACTGCACATGCTATTGGTGCACTGCCATATGACCAAATTGCAGAGTATGTAACGGGCATGAAGTCAAAGCGCAACCTACTTAATGCACTATTAGGCTCTGCCAACTCACCGTTGGCTAAGAAAATAGTAGATACGTGGTCAATGTTTACGCTTTTGCCACGTTTAGGTATCCGTTCTGCTATTGACGAAGGCATGATGTTCTTAATGACGGCTCCTGGCAAGGATGTTCTTAACTATGCCACCCGTCGCGGACATCAAATGGGTCATGTTGCCACTGCATTTACTGGTAGCGATGCTGCTGTTGGTCCAGTTCGTAAAGCATTGGGTAAGATATTCCCTAAAGTAGATCCAACAGATGCGTTTAGTGTTGCTCGTCGTCAAGAATTGATCGTTCAGAAGGCTAAAGAACTTGGTGTTCCAGTAGAACACCTTACAGAATTGCAACGTCGTGAGTCACTCATCCCTGAGTTGCTAAAGATGTACCCAATGAAGGTAGATTCTGACTCAGAAAAGTATTTCTTGCAGTCATTAGTACACAGTCCTGACATGCTTAATGCAATGTCACAGGCTAGCGTTGGCGCTTCTGGTCTTGCTGGTCGTATTGACCAAGAGATTGCACGCAGCATGGTTAATCCTTCCTCGCTTACAAAGGTTCTAGATAAACTAGGACTAAAGCAGGGGCGCACTGAGCGCACAATGGACACTACTCGTTTCACTGATGCTGAAGTAGCCGCTGCTCACTACTCTAAGATCTTCAAAGGCTTTGTTGCTAACAAAGTTAAACTAACAGACAAGCGTGTATTTGATCCAGGTCGTACATTCCTTGCATACGGTGGCTTAAAGACTGAAGAAGACTTTGTAAAAGCCATGGATAAACTATGCGAAGACGCTGGCATGTCCAAGACTATCAATGGTAGTTGGGAAATCAAAGACGAGGCTGCCGCAGCAGCGTTTAAGTCTTTGTCTGCGCGTACAGTTGAGATGGCTAACCGTGAATTAACGGATGAAGAACTCATCCGCGATCAGATCGGTCGTATTCTTACAGACCTTTACGTCACATTCCATGGTGGCAATAAAAACTTTAATGAGAACCTTTACAAATCTGTAGTAGATGCCAAGCGTGATCTTCAGCGTGAACTAGATGCTAAGCCTGGCAACATTAAAGAAGCAACATGGAGCGAAGCAGTTGCTCGCATGGGTGCTAACTACGATGAGTTCTTTAAGAACACAACAGGTTTCCGTCCAGTCGGTAAGATGAATACCGATATTGAATTTGATAAACTCATGGAGCCTGAATCGGTATGGCGTAAATACGGCAACCGTGGCTTTGAAATGATGGATCAGCAGATTACAGGTATGCACCGTCAAGGTGCGCTTGCTGTTACTTATGTACAGGTTCGTAAGAATTGGGCTGGCATTGAACGTCAATGGGTTAAAGATCATGTAACAGCAGCGATCTCTGAACGCCCTGATAAGTACCGTAGTCAATCTGCAAAAGATGAACTACTTAATCAGATTCGTTCTACTGGTGAGAAGCGGTTTACTGAACTAGCAATGCAGCACGCTGCAGATGAAATGCTAAAGTATGCTGATAACCCAGCCATTCGTTCTAACTTCTCATATGCTGCACGTACTGTAGGTCGCTACTACCGTGCAACTGAAGACTTCCAGCGTCGTGTATACCGCCTTAAAGAAGTACCATTGCGTGTTTTATACCGTATGCGCCTAGCGCATCTTGGTCTATCAGCCAGTGGTTCTGTATACAATGACCAGCAGGGCAATGAATACATCATGGTTCCTATGGATAACGTACTGTATAAGGCTACCGATAGCACACTTCGTGCGCTTACTGGTAAGTCTGGCTACGCACAACCATTGTTTAATAACTTTACTTTAAAGTTAAACATGGTTAACCCATCATTCCAGCAGGATTCAGGACTACCTATGCTCTCTGGACCAGTGGCTGGACTGAGTGTTATTGGGGTTAAGAACCTACTTGGTTACACCAATAATCCTTTTGCTATTAACACTGGTAACGCTGTATCACAACTAGCATTGGGTAACTTCAGTAACCAATCTACATTCAAGACTCTTATGCCACAGAGTTTGCAACGTGTATGGGATATGCTTCCATTCAATGAGCAGTCTCGTCAAGAGGTTACTGCTGCACAGCAGGCTATTGCGTATAACGCAGCAAATGGTATCAATCTAGACCCTAATGCTACTGCTCAGCAGAAGGCAGATTACCTAAAGAACGTGCGCATCTCTGCGCATAACGTAATCTTTTTGCGTAATCTACTAGGGTTTATCTCCCCTGCTACTCCTACTTTAACAGAGGATAAGGGTGTACCTGACTACTTAAAGCGCGTAGGAGTTACTGGTTTGACCCCAGAGTTCTACGATATTCTCAATGGTATCACCAAGGCTGATAAGACTGGTGACGTTACCGATGCATACGAACAAGCATTAGTTGCATTCATTGGCAAGAACCCTGGCAAGTTAATCTATACAGTCTCTCGTAACTCTAAGGCTACCCGTGTAGTCATTAAGAACACGCAACAACTCAACTCATGGGCTGTTAATAACCAAGGTGCTATCAAGCAATACGGTGAAGTAGCGTATGTATTTGCACCACAGGCTGGTACATTTAACTCATCATCTGTTAACTATCTACAGGCAGCGGGACTTGAAGTTCCTAAGAGTGTAGAGCAATACTATAACGATGTCCTTGTTGCTGAAGATAAGCAGAAGTATTACGACATCGGCACACAAGAGAAGGCAGCAATCCTCAACACGCCTAGCGTGGCTGAGCGTACAATGATTATTGCACAGGCTACTGCTGCAAGAGAAGCATTGAAGACTGCTAACCCATTACTTGCTGGTGCATTAGTTGGCAATGGTTCTAATAGTATCGGCAATGAAACCAAGTTACTTAGCAATCTAACTCAGATGGTTAACGATCCTGGTGCCAACATTGACCCTGCTACACGCACACGTATGTTTTCCGCACTGCAGTTAATGCAAGGATTCATTTCGTTTGCTACAGATCCTAACACAAAGAACATGCCTAACTTCACACAGTTGAAGGCTGATCGTCGTGCGCAAATTGAAGGCGCACTTAAAGATCTATCACTTGGTGATCCTAGTGTTGCTGAAGCAAACCGTGCAATCTTTAAAACTATTCTTTCATTCTACTCACGCGATACCTACGTAGCATTCCAGAAGGGATTCTAAATGGCTGATAAC